TGATATAAAATTTTCCCTTTGCTTCTCAAAATCTAATAACTCTGTTTTGTTTTTAAATTCCATATCGCCTCCTCCTCTTTCGTTTGAAATCAATTTTTTCTTTGCTCTATAAATTTTCTATCATCTTCTTGATTCGTTCAATCTCTTCATTTGTATGTGGTGTTCCACCTGCATTCATATCCACATACCACTGAAGAACCTCTTTTTCAGTTTTCAAATCATTTACATTGAAAATTAAATCTATACTTAGTGGTATTTTATCTTCAAAATCTTTGTAATAACTACCAAAAACTTTAATTTCATTTTTTAAGAATTTAGTTACCGCTGTAATTCTCTGTAAACCATCAACACATACAAAATCATCATAACCATTTACGGTTTTCGTCATTTGCCAACTTGGTTTATTAAAATAAATTACCCTCGCTGATTTTCCTCCTCGAAGTAAAAATTCAACAAATAGCATTTGTTGTTTTTCCGTCCATACATGTCCACGCTGAAAATTAGGATTCAATTGTAACTGATAATATTCATCTTGTTCCCATTCTGAAATCGTTTTTAACATGTGAGTTAATGGAATATTCGTGTTGCATGATCCAACTCTTGTCAATTGTGGAATATCTTTAAATTTTGTTATTTTCTTCATTTAATCATCTCCATTCTATGAATTAATTAAAAATAATTTCTCATCGGGTTAAATATGGAATTAACTTCTGACCACAATATTTGCATTTTGTAGATTCCATACTGACACCAGTTAAACAAGTAGGACAATAAACTCCTCTTGCGGTTTCACTCCATTTAATTTCCACTGGAATATTTTTATCTATTCCAATTTCTTTTAAGTATTCCTCATAAGTCATAGGTAATTACCTCCAAATTTTAAAAGAAATCGTCATTTCTTAACAATAATTATCCAATGTTGATATGTATTCACTTGCAACAATATGCTCGTCTTTTATTTGTGGAGCTGAATCAATAGACTCGCCATTAAAATTAACTAGGGCTATTGTGTCACTTTCAATGCAAATAATTTTCGCCTCAGAATTATATACCTGAATTCTTTTTAAAATCGTTTCAATTTTGTCAAAACATTTTTGCATATCACGAATGTCTTTCTCTTTAATGCCATTAGTCATTTTATATCACCTCTTCCAATCTTCCAAGTAAATCATTCTTTCTTAATTGAAAATAAACTGAAAATCTTTATCATTTATTTCAACTGTGACAAATTCTTCATTGTTGTCAATAATATCTACAACTGCACTTTCATATTTTGCATATGCTGATGTGCATTCATATTCCTTACCCTTGGTAAAATGTTCATCTGTTTTCCTACAAATTGCTTTGTTATTCATTTATATCACCTCTTCTAATCCTTACTTCGATTTTGATTCTATTCTTTTTGCAATTTCTTTCAACTCTTTTATTGTAGTCGCGTCAAATTCCGTTCCATCATCAAGTGTTACAAAATAATGTTGAACGCTTCGATTTTTGTCGTAATCAAAATCGACATCAACATCTACTCTCACGACTCTATCTCGGATTCTTTTAGGTAAATAGTTTTTTATTTCCATAATATTACCCGCTTTCTATTTGCCAAGGAAAGTTAAATTTCCTTGTATCCTAAAACTTTTAGACAATGTATAAATCCATCAATCTCGTTTTCTTGAACCATTTCCTTTTGTTCATATCCATCATCATTGATATGAACTGCATAATAATTACAAATTTTCATTCCAATATAAAAAGTTTGTTCCATATCAACTACTCCTTTCCTTCCACAAGAAAACTTGGTTTCATTAGCTATTGTTTGTCTTCTAAGTCCAGAACATTTTTTATAGCATCTTTTATATAATCCATTTCAAATTTGTAATTCACCATTTCTCTTAACGATTCTTCTAATTTATACGAAATGGATTCTTCAACTACATTTCTCACATAGTTTATCATAACCTGATCCCATTGATTGTTGCAGCATTTAGACACATCTACATCGGCGGCTGCATCCATATTATAATCACTCCAATCATATTGTGTATTCATAAATGTTGTAGATAAATCATTGTCTTCACACTTTCCATACAACCATTCTGCAACAGAAATCGAATGTAACTCTTTGCCAATTTTATTAAACACATTATCATCTGTAAATAACCAATATTCTTTATCACTTGACAAATAACAGGTTTCTTCATTATTTAATTGTTCCGTTACTTCGTCTGTTAGCCATTCAATACTCACAATTTTCATATATTCTCTCTCCAATCTTCCAATGAATCTATTATTTACTTTGTTCTCTTTGTTGACCATCAATCTCAAAATTAGATTGTTCTTCCATGATAATTCCAATACTTTTCATATAGTCCTCTTCTAACGTAAGCACTGTCTCAATTGTATCTTTGTCAATATTACATCTTTCTGCAATAAAATTTATTGCATCTTCCCATTCATATACTGGCGTATCATTCATAATACTATTCTCCTTTCTACATTCTACACAATATCATTTAACAACTCAATCGCTTCATCAAGTTTTTCACTCGCTTCTTCCATACTATCAATTGCATCTTCAGAACACATTCCTCTATAACTGCTTTGTAATCCTTCTGGCATATTGTCAAATGCATCCTGTTCTTCGCTTAATATAGAAGACAACTCACTTGATATCTGTTTTAGTTCAGATTGTGTACTTTGAAGTTTTGCTTTGAGCATATTTATCTTTTCTCTTCTATTCTTATTCATTTTGCTACTCCAATCTAAAAACAATCAACACCCCATACTTTATTTAATACTTTCGGATCATCTGGTATTTCGCCACATGTTTTTGTCGGGATATTTAACTTATTATACTCATCCTCACTGATTTCAATTCCGTAATCACCAGGAGCAGATTTATTAAAATCATCTCTATAGTGTGGCGATTTCTCTTTATAATAAAATTTATAATAACGCCCATTTGCTCTGTTGTTGTCATATCCCTCACATAATGTAGCGATTACTTTTCCTGTGCTAATTTCTGTTGTTACATTTCTTCGAAATCGTGGATCATACTTATTATAAGCAAGATATCCATGACTTAAGCTCCATTGTTTATTTTTTTCATCATTAGCTGACATTCGTTTTACTTCATCGTCAAAATTATCCCGGTAAACCTTGCCGGAATTTACACCTATTGTAAGATCATGTCGATTTCCATATTTGTCTTCTTGTGTCCATCTATATGTTTCTTCTCCATTGACATAATACTTACCTGTTCTACCTATACAAGTTACATTTCCATTTGAATCTAAGGCTGTCGTATTTCTTTTCGTTTTTGCATCATCAACTGCACGTCCTACGCTTGCAACACCTTTTAATCCTAACAATGCTAACATTTCTACTAGCATATTCATCAACCACCTTCCTATTTATTATACTTATCTGCCTTATTGTCAACATAATCTTTAAAGTCGTAACGGTTTTTTCCATCACCAAATTTCTGATTGTTTTGATTTTCTCCGCTAAACACACCTGAAAGCCATAAATAAATCAATATCGCTAATACAAACCCAATCAACTCTGCCATAATAATTACCTCCGTTTTTCATTATTATATCATTCTTAGTGTCCTATTAAAAGGATTTGAATTTTCCGTTTCTATGCTTTTGTTCTCACTCTAGTTAATTCTGTTTGCTTAATTCCCCTATATTCATTATGTGACCTTACAGTTCCAACAATTTCTTTTGCATCATCTGCGATTCCTCCGCTTGTTTTCCATGTATAAACATTACCATTAACATCAATAATCTTAAATATTTTAGTCAATCCATAATCTGTTTCCCATGTTGTAATAATTTTAAAATCTTCAATTTGGACTGTTATTCTATCTCCAACATTTCCAACGTATTCAGATTTTCTATCCGCTTCTTGTTCTTCTAGTTTCTGTTTTTCTCTTTTTAAATTTCTATCATACACTGGAAATACGCTTGCAAGTAAACCAAAATTATCATAGGTAATATATTCCAAACTGCAAACCGTTTTTAAATTATGAAAATAATTATTGTCCTCCGTTTGACTATCTATCCACGTAAGAACATTATTCACAAGTTCTTTTGAATAATCTGAATTTGCATTAAATGAAACTGAATTCATTTCATCCTTAAATTCTTTAGCCAACTTTGCAAAAATTCCACCAATCATTCCATGTTCTACTTCATAATATTCTCTTGCTCTTTGCTTTGTTGGTCTATCATCATCAGATTTTACATATCCAAAGTGCTTTATTGTTTCAGCTATATAATACATAGCTTCAATAGTTTCAATATATCTCGTTGGATGAAAACCACTTTCAATACATTCGCCTTTTATCAATTCATCAAATAAACTGATATAATGAGCAATTCCCTCTGCACTCATACCACATGTAAAATCTTTCAAACAAGATTTCCCAACCTGTTTAAACTCACCAGTTTCAATGTTTTGTACAATATATGTGTCTTTCCTGTTTCGCTTATTATTGCAATGCTCGCATATTGGCTCACTTGTATAATATCTTTTAGGAACTTCAACATCACAACATTTTTTAATTAAATTTCCTTTTTCTGTATGTTGAACACTTGCTATAAATTTCCAATTGTTAATTATTGCCTTGCCTTCAACATTGACAACAATATATTTGACCATATATTTATTCCCATCTTCATCTTCGTGTTCTGCAAATTCTTCTCCGATTTTTTCATACATGAATTCATTTCCATATTTTTTACATTTTGCTGAGATTCTGTTTAATTTCTTTTCCAGCCGCTCTATATTTCCTTCAAAGATTTTGTACTCCATACAAAACAACCTCCTTTCAATATTTGACCTATCATCTAAAACCAAGAAATCATCGTTTCATTCTGTTTTTAAAAGTAATCGTATCTAATGTTTCTCTGTCCTCATTGGATTGTAGCCATTTCAGTTCATATTCTTCCGCTTCCTCTCTTGTATCAAAAATGCTCTGATTGGTTGTATGATATTCTACATTTGTTCTATATCCGTTCATATACATAAATGCTTTGACATTCATTTTTGCCATGTCTTCAATACTCATATTTTTAATTGATTCGTAATTTGTCATAATTTCTAATTTCCTTTCTAAGTAAATCCTCATTTCATCTTCTAAAAAATTAATCAAATTTCTTCGATAAATAGTCTCTGCAAGCTCCAACTGGGACGCATTCACAAGCTTCGGAACAAGTTGTGCATTTACATGGGCATTTATCAAAATCAATTTGTCTTATTTCTGTGTTTGTCATGTCTTTATACTTTTTGTTTTCCATTTATTTCTACCTCCTATTTTCTAAAGAAACTCTTGTTTCTTGCCTAGTTTCTTTCATATTTATAATAGCTTCCGAACCATACAAGTTTTGGATTCATAATCGTACCAACATTTTCTTTAACCTGACCACTATCTTTAAATCCTTTTTCAGTCATTTGCTTTGCATGTTCACTTCGTTCCTCTTCTGAATCATAATGGTATTGTTCTATCAGTTCTGTATAAGTGCTGTGATCTCCATTTTCATATGAATGTTTCTTAATAATACTTTCTTTTACAATCTGCATACTTCATCACTCCTTTACTTCTACATTTAATGTAATCTCATACTGTTCGCCTTCAATTAACCGTTCATTTAATACTTCTGTATTTAATGGATAATCCATATCATTAATAGACATTCCATTCTTATCCACAAAATCATAAATTCC